CCATGGGTCTGGTTGAGGCACTGAAGTTCCGAGTAATCACTAAAAGCTCGCCATACCGTATGACAGTCCTTCGGGCGATCTGGAAGAAGCTACACTCTACCCTCAGGAAACACCCCGCCTTCGAGCTGATCGGGCGCGAGAAACCCGTTGACAGTTACTACCTACTGCAACGGCTCGGCGCTAATCTAGCTGATGACGAGGCGTACCTAAGCGGAGACTATGCCTCGGCCACCGATAATCTGTTGTCCTGGATATCTGAGCAAATTGCGGATTCACTTTCGAAGCCGCTCTCCCTCTATCCAGTCGAATCCAGGCTACTGGTGGACGCACTCACGAGACATAACTTCATGGTCGAAGGAGTGAAACTTCCTCAAGAACGCGGACAACTCATGGGATCAATTGTTAGCTTCCCGATACTATGCATTGCTGTCGCAACCGCAGTCCGTTGGGCATGCGAAATCTCTCGAGGTCGAAAGACTTCGCTGCGAGACGCACCCATGGCGGTCAACGGAGACGACAACGCCGCTAGGCTCCGGGAAAGGGGATATCAGGCATGGCTAGCCATCTCACAGGCGATGGGACTGGAAAGCTCTCTGGGAAAGACGTACTTCACGCGTGAGTTCGTCGAGATCAACTCTCGGCAATTCACACGGTGTCAAGACGACCCAGACGAGATCCTAGTGATCAAAACAATCACAAAGGAACCAGAACCACTGTCCATAGGGCGGCACTCCAAGATCGACAGACAGATCGAGGTAGCCAAGCGAAAGATCCCCTTTCGTGAAGTCAAGTTCGTCAACTTGGGGCTGCTGTCCGGAATGAAGCGTAGTTCCGGAAAGGCCGGGCTAGACGCCCTCAGCAACCCTAGCGACGGACTCGGAGCTCGATATCGTGATCTACTCAAGAGTTGTCCTCACTTCCTCACACAACGGGTCCACAAAGCATTTCTCTCGCGTCATTGGCTCGTGCTAAAGAAAAGCACACTTCCATGGTTCATCCCAGAGTGGCTGGGGGGCGTGGGTCTTCTAGGAGTCCAGGAGCCATCAGAACTCGACCGCAGGATTGCGGCCGCTATTCTGTGGAACTGGACGAAGATTCACCCCGTCCCAACAGGAACAATGGATGCACCTTGGAAAACATGGGAGCTGGCATCGCGCTCGATGCCAAAGCCAGTGCGTAGCGAAACGAAGAGTGCAGGGACGGAATCTTACAGCAGTCAGGTCGCCCGAAAGTGCGTAGACCTCATCTTCGACACCGATATCACCCTCGATCACCTCTTCAAGGTGGCCGTGGACGAAAAAGGTGGGAGAGAGCGGCTCCGCCACAACGAACGACTCTGGACAGTTTCCAAGTACAAGAAGCTGCCACCTCCCATGACCATGGAGGCACTGATGTTCCGGCCCAGCTACAACTCTTACGACGAGAGAGTGGACCCTCCTCCTGAAAGGCGCCTGGAGATCGACTTGCATCTCCCAGCGCCCCCCCGAGCGCAGGTGGAGTCCGCAGATCGCGCAATGCGCGCAGCGATTCTCCAAATCCTGGCTAACCCCGACTAGCGATAACACTGGGCCTAGGGACATATCGTGTATTGTGACAATTACACGACTTGACCTCAGTGCGGTTGGAT